AAAACCGCAAAATACGCAACGCAACATACACAAGGTAGCAAGTAAGTAAACGTAACCTGCTCTCCTATACCAAACTACCCTTTGGCCTTAAACCCAATCATCGCCACTGTCAGAGTCAGGGTTTTGATCATCATTGTACTCAAGCATAGCACTTGGAACTGGTATTAAGAATAGAGTCGGGACTATTTCCTCTATGAATGTCACTAGGTCGAGTGAGCCACGATCCCCACTTACCTCACCAACATCCTTAGGAGCATAGTTATATATAGCGGATGGTGCACCGCCGGCTATTACACTCCTGCTCACAGTGTTAACAATTGCAGTCACCCTAACTGTGTCTATCCCTGAGCCACCTCTTATATTGACCATCCTTAGCCATTCAAACACTGCTGATGCTGCGTGATTTACATTAGAGCGCTCAACGGCGTTTGGGCTCACTGACATTCTTCTTATTTCTCCCATGAACGCGTAGTAGACCCTCTTACTGACTTCACCTTCTGTGCAGAACCATGAAGCAAAAAGTGCAAGTGTCCTGAAGCCGCTGTCTAGTGACCATGCTCCTAGTGCTAATTCTGATATGGCTACTAGTGTGTGGTCATCTTCAACTACTGTGGTCCTGGCTCCGATAACACGTTGATAAGCCTGTTGTAGTACTAGGGCAGAGAAATCACCTGTCTGAACAACAACCCTAGCCCTAGCACCGAGAACAGTTGTTAGCTCCCTTAATGACGCTGCAGTCTTCTTTATGACAGTTATTACTATCGACTTCTTTGTGTCACCGCGATAGTTTGGCTTTTTAGTTGACTCCGTGTCGATAGTAACAATACCACTTGGGATTATTGCTATAAGAAATAGGTCATCATCCTCACGAGCCATAACTGACATACCACCCGGGATACCGTTAATCATTAGGTAATTATGAATGAGTGTATCCTCGCATGTGTACTTAGATATGCTTAGAGTATAGGGTGATTTTAATTCTACCTTATTAAATGGCCTTGCCACTAGCCCCCTGAGTTCAACTTCATTTTTCCCCCAAAGACCTTCACTCTTTAAGATGTCATTTATCCATGGAGCACCTGTATAGCCATCAGTACCCCACCGATAATAATGTGCCATAAACAATGAAGATAAGACGTCTTTGAAGGAACTGCTTGTCTTGAATTTCTCTATGTCGTACTCGAGTGCGACAAACTCACTGAAATCAACGTCTGCTGTTATCATAGAGGCCTCCTCAACCGGTGATGCAATAACTCTCTTTGCTAAGGTTGCTGACTCCCTTGTGTGTATTATTTCTATCCTACTCATTGCTGACTTCAGCATTGTGTTGTAGCCATGAGTAACAAAGGTTAACAAGTTTTGCATGAAGTGTTCATCACCCATTAGGTTCTCTGCAGTGATAGAATTTGCCAAGTAATGGTCACCAATTCTGGAAAGGATGTAATTCACCCTGCTGATAGCCCAGTGAGGTATGCCTTGGGACTCTATGCACTGTCTCATATCCTCCCCTGTTGTCATGTTGGCTCTTCCACCTATGACTGCATTCAGGTTCTTTATCCTCCTAACATACGCTTTATCAAGTCGGTAGTGTGACATCATCTCTGTGTTGACCTCCTCTAACCCTTCTCTTAGGCATTTGTTTATGAAGAACTCCAGCTTTATCATTTGCAGCGCAACCATGTGCTTGTTGAAAGGCGTGTCTCTGTGACCAGATGGCCTTATCATATTCTTTATTACCGTGAGGAAGTTTATGTTAGTGTCAGCAATCAAGAGAGCAGCTGGATCTCTTATTTTTGATGCAACCTCAACCTGGGCCTGCAATTTCATGTATGTTGCCCTCTGAATCGCAGTCCTGACTGACTTTGTCATCTTAGTGTCAGCAAAAGTATCTGTGTTTATTACGGTAGTTGGGTTTATGTCACCTCCTGTTATTGATTCACGCTGTAGTGTGGAGAGGAGCAAGACTGTCCCTTCCCTTGTGTTTATGTCTAACTCGTTAAGCTCGATAGTTAAACTCTCTCCCATGGGTAGTGTAGAAAGTGCTGAGGCGACAGACATCACATTGAAGTTAACCTCATCCCACGAGGTTCTGCAGTCTTCAATTGCGTCACCAACAAGGTTTCTGATATGCCAATTATCCATTGCATCATTACAAGAGCAGCCATACATCAAATTCAAAGCTTTTGAGAGCTTCCTTGACAGCCTCGACCTTGAAGAAGCAGATGACATACGGAAACCTACACTGACTGCAGCTTCAGTGTATATCTCCCTCTGCCAAATTGTCGGGACCATAGTCGGAGGAGTTCCTACATTAACATCGACACCTCCCCTCACATTAGCATACAACCAACCTTCTAGCCTCGTAAGGAGTATAGCCTTTGATAGTGGCGTATCATTTATACATTCTAACATCCCAATTGTTGTGGTCAGAGACTCAAGGTGCTTCCGTTGTGCTTCCTCCTCTACAAGGATAGTTGTGAATGTAGAGGTTGTTTTGTCATCTATTAGCTTAAAATCAGGCACTGAGTCTATTGACATTATAGGGTTACGAGTGTTAGAAACTATATCCCTCACCTTATACATTATTACCTCTACTCCTTCCTTCTGAATCTTACTATTGTCGATGTAGTAATATGTGTTAAGGTACGTTGCCAGGTTGGCAGACTCTACATAAGTGGTCTTATCAGAACGTGGTGATTCCATCTGCGCGTTAGGTGCAGCAATCTTCCTCCACATGGTGTTTGACATTCTCGATTTCACTAGAGCATGGAATGGCGCAGGTATGAAGCAAGCAACTGCGTTGTAGCCAAAATTCCTTGTAGACCTGTGTGAAGAAACGACAGTTACCGATGGTAGCGTAGGGCAGGGCAACCCGAAGGCGTTTGCTATCGTGTAATAGATTCCAAGGAAACTTGGGTTACTGGCCACTAACCTGGCAGCACTACTAACAAACCTCTCATTCTGCCTCTGCTTTGTATTTGCAGCAGATTCTGCAACAAACTCAGGAGTGAGCTGTGCTCCCAGGAACTTTGCTTCAGGTTCTATATACAACTGATCCGTTAGCTTTGCTGTGTCAGTCATTTCAATCGTAGAAATTATGTCTGGGTCTTCGTCAGTAACTGTCAGAGACGTTCTTGGGCTATCAGTCAGGTCAGCGATATCATAACTTGGATAAGACTTCCTTATGATCGTGAAGGAGAGGTCAGTGCTTTTAATCCTCTTGAACTTCCCCTCAAAGCATCTCATTTCCTCAACCCACTCACGTATAGATTCTCTGCACTTTCTTGTGTCCTTTGACTGTGCTCTCATTATGTCTGACTTCTCCACGAATTTGAGAGCAGCAGAGCTCTTCATGAGTGCGATTGATTTGTTGAATTCAATCATAGCTGGTACAGACTGCACAAGGTCCCGAATAGGACGGACGCTAATATTCTTACCTGATGACATGCGTGACAATATTTCTCTTAATATCGGTCCTGTCATAGGGTCCCTTGAACCAGAGACTGGGATATCTGACTTGTCTATAAGCTCCCTGATCACAGACATCCCCGAGGTATCTGCTAGGGTTGTTTGGAGCAAACTGCCAGTAACCAAAGATTTCTCAGCCGACCTCTCCCCCTTTAGGCTTAGGATTATTCTCTCAGCAATGCAAGTTGTTTGTGATGGTAACAGATCATAGAGAAGTTCAACATCTGAGGAGAACTCTGCTAAGGGGTCGATAGCTGATAGAAGGGAAACTTGTGTAATTGACGGTACTCTAAAACCACCAGCTGAGAATGGTATTATAGTAAGAGCTGCTAAGGACATGGATGGTGCTACCCTGTTAAGCCTTCTTATTGTCCTTACAGCCAGGTATGTGTTTAAGAAATGGGACATATATGTTGGGCCACCTGCCTTTACAAGCGCTCCACACTGGGATGTCCAAAGCATTACCTTATCCGCCACAGTGCTCACACCAGGTGTGTTCTTCCTTTTCCCGATCGACATTAGTTCCTTAACCCACGTTGCCAAGATCATCCCTTTCTCAGCATACACTCCTAAGTATTCTAATATCTCTGTTGATGCTACTGTCTTGTCCATATGGAATATCAAACCATGGTTTGCAAAGATCTCCTGTATCTTTATAACCTTCTGTGCAACGACATGCTTGCCACCACTAATTGTTAACCTGAGGAGGCCGTCATCACTATACACAGCTAGCACACCCTCAACTCCTGTAGAGTGTGACGCAATATCCATAACAACCTTCATGATAAGCGTCCACAAAAAGTTAAGGAAGCCTTCAAACCCACCCTTTATACCAGATGTTGCACCAAGGAACCCCCTTGTGTTATTGTAAACAACTGCAGCCCTAAAGAACACATCTATCCTTGACATCCAGTCCTCACCCGAAAGCTCACTTAGCACCTTCCCTACTTCTCTGACCAAGATATTAGGAAATTTCTTGGAGAACTCACTCATGTCAAATGATATATAAACAGAATAGGCACCACCCTCATCTGTTGTTACAAAGCCTGTGTATGCGTAAAGCATAGACTCCAATTCTTTCCTTCTCGCCCTGTACGTTTTCGTGATTGACACTCCAGAAGACTTGCTTATAACCTTCTTCGTGAACCTCTCACAAACTTGTGTCATGACCTTAAGGGACTGCTGAGCCATGTAAAAGAGCCTCGTGACTTCCTTGTGGACCTCACCTAACTTTGGCTCGGTAAGTACAGTATATGATCTATCCACAGAGCCCTTCACAAACTCTGATAAATCGTCAGATGGTATGTCATCAATTGACACGCCCTCGTTTAAGTACTTCCTCTCAAATGCCTCGTGTTCCCTAATCACGCTCCTGAACTTTTTCCGTGCACTCTTGAAACCAAGCTCACAGGTTCCTTCTATTGCTGTTACTACATCGTTAACTGCACGTAACTTCTCACGGAGGTCCTTAAGCTCAGACATAGTCCGGATTTCATCCACTAGGGCAATATCTTCATATGATAGTTGAGCATCTGGAGCAGAGGCTTTGTTAGATACTGGTATGTCCTGGTGTTCATCGTCGAATAATCCTCTTATAGGTTGGAATGTGACACCTGCCCACTTCGTATAACCGGCTTTCATCACAGTCGAAGTTGGTACTGAGGTTGAGTTCACTTGGTCAGCAAAAACTCTTGTCACATTGTTCTCTGGGTCGTTCGCTACAACCCTTATGTTGTAGCGCTGCTTGGATAATGAAGAGTAGACTGCTTTTCTTGTAATACCTATAAAATTCTGCATCACTCTCGGATCTACCTTATTGGGATCCTTAGAACCCATAATTGATTCAAACACTGCTTTCATGTCTGTATCAGGGTGCAGGACAGCTTTGAACATGTTGGCGAGGTTGACTGCTGACTTCCTGTCATTTGTTATAGTGAATAGGCGGTCTGCAACTTTTTCGCCTAATTCTAGTTTTGGACCGGATAGGCCTGATATGTGCATGTTAAATGCTGATGAACCCATAATGCTTGACTTATCACCCATTAGGAATAAAAGTTGCCTCGCTGTCTTGAATATACCTCCTACAGCGTTAGGATGATCAACACCTGTCCTTATGAAAAGCTCTAGTAATTGGTCAATCACGTTCTCAAAGTCGGTTGTTCCGTAGATGTAAGGTAAAGATAGTGTTAGGCTCCCGAATGACTTAACCATATCTACAACCCTTGAATAATGCACTGAAGTCATTAAGAAACTCTTGGTTACTTCAGCACGGTTCATCATAGTCACCAGCACGACACTACCAACCTGGAAGTACTTGACTGGCTTTAGTTTGCTGTATTCATCCAACAGTTCTATCTCACCCATGCTCCCGTTTCTTTTCCAAGACTTGATCTTCTGCCCAGCTCTAGAGTTGTATCCGTCACGTAATAACTCAAGTGAATCAGCCAATTTCTCAAACTTAGAGAAGAGTGGGATCGTATCTGATATGGAATCGCTGATACGCTGGCGAGTTGCTCTTGTTGTCCAATTACCAATCCTTTCTATGGATACAGCCAAAGAAGCACTGATGTCAGAATCAATGTTTCCTGAGCTCTCTTTATCCTGGTTCGGGGCTCTGAACTTACCACTGAATAGCTCCCTAGCAAAGAGCCAGGCTTGGTGGTTTGCATCGAGTTTTGTCTTTGAAATTTGCCCTCCTACATTACCTGACTTGACGATTTCACCTATGAGTCCAAGCCTTGACTCAACTTCCGGCTTGAGTGCTCCAGTGAGTAGTGTCTTTGCATTACGCCCCTTGACAGGACCATCAGCTGACTGGTAAGTCACCGGGAGTTCTGTATTCTCAATGCAAATACAAAGAGACCTCACGAGGACATCCTTTGGAAGGAGTTGCTGGACTGACATAAACAGTGCCAGCAGCCGTAAAACGGCTTTCAGGTAAGACGTTATGTTCTTGTTGCTTAAGGTCGTTTGTCG